TTCAGCGGCCGCCGCTGTCGCTTGCTTACCGTTGGCGATACACTTCCACCAGGCGGTATCTGTAACCGGGTGCCCGGCATTGTTATCCTTCAGGGAAAGGTAACAGCTATCATCGGTAGTTATGAAGTTGAAACGTTTATAACTGGTTCCGGATGAATAGCTGCCTTTATCCACAAAGGCAACCTGTCCTAAATTCATTTCTCCTGTTGCCATTTTCTATTTGGGTTTAAATATTAGACTTCCTTCTGTATTGAGTTCGAACATATCGGCGGCAATGTCGTCCTGATAGGTCATCTTTAATTCCATTGTTTCCGGGTCAATGTCGAAGACCGGATACAGGACGCCACCCTTCGCCAGTACACCCGTATCGACGTACTTCTTCAGGGTAGAGTCCCATTTCCACCAGTTCCCGTTCTCGCCCATCATCGTAGGGTGATCCGCCAGTTCCTTCGCCCGGTCGGCCTGGGCGTTTGCCCCGGCGGTGGCTGTAATGCTTTTGTCGGTGGCTTCGTTGGCTTTCCGGGTGGCTTCAATGGTTTCAGCCTTTGCCTGGATGGTGGCTTCCTTTACGGCGTTGGTCGTGTCGGCGGCCTGGTTGGCCTTATCCTTTGCTGCATTGGCGCCGGCAGCGGCCTGAGTGGCGGCCGCAGTAGCTTCCTTAGCCTTGTCCTTTGCGTCATTCACACTGTCAGCGGCGGCATTTGCCCGGTCACCGGCGGCAATAACCTGCCCCCGGACTGCCGTAAAATCCGCCGTTGCTTCTTTCGCTTCTTTGGTTGCTTGCCGGGCTTCGCCGGTGGCAGCTTTGGCGCCTTCCGTTGCTTCCTTTACACTATCCAGGGCGATGTCTTGAAGTAGGGTTACAGGGGCTTCAACGACCTTTTCAACGCCGCCGACTTTCTTGTAGGCCGGAAGCGAGAATATACCGGTTAGGTCGCTTACGATTTCCACTTCAGAAACGCCTTGCGCTTCGACGCCCAGTTTTTCCAGCATGACCGGCAAAAGTTGGGCGGCAATATAGTCCAGTTCCTCACGCTTGTAGGCCATAATATCCCCCTTACTTGTTTAAGATAATTTCGGCCACATCTGAAGCGGCAATAGATGAAACGGTTTGTTTCTCCTTTGCCGTTGTGGCTGAAAACGGTTCAAAACTGGTGTGCTGGCGGTCAGCCGCCTTGTCATAGCTGACACTGCCCACGTTCTTATTCTCCTTTACAATGGTGCCGTAAACGCTGGCGACTTCTTCGCCGGTTTCAGTGGGCACAAGGGTAGCACGGTAGTTTATTACGATACCGGTGTTCTTTACTTCAGACTGGAAAGTCTTCGTTCTTTGTTCCTCTACTTTTTTCATTCCCTTTTCTGTTTTATAGGTTTGACATCACTTAAATTTATTGATTTTCAGGGGTAGCCGCCATTGCTTCATTTATAAGCTCGATAACGGCTTTTTTTGCCGGAGCAAGTAAATTATCCACATGGGTTACAATAGAAATAATAGGCTGAACGTATTCTTCCGGTATTGTTATGGCCGCTTCTGAATAATATATCTTCCTGGCAAAGTCCGACAGCCCAATATCCGCCGTATTACGGTTTATCGTGTTACCCAGGGAACGGCGCATATCCACCGGTTCCGGTTCATCGATCCGGAGTTCCACCGGAACATTACTAAAATCAATCGCTTTCATATTTTTCTTTTTTTGGTTATTTACCTCTGTTTATTTTGGCTATTTTTAGATAACCATTATCTTCGTAAATGAAATTCTCATAATACCCGTATCCATTGTCTACGTCCCTTTTAGTCGGTATTCCCTTCATTATGACAAGAAGATTACCGTCGGTATTGGTACCCATACCGGCATTCCCACAGTGGAACTCAAGCGGTCTGCTTGTATAGCCTAAAGAGTAGGTAAAACCTACACTACGCATTTCAATAGTCGGCCCGTTCGACTGAAAAAAAAAGCCGCTTGAGTTTATTTCCATCTTTGTAATTCCACTCTTTAGGGAAAGTTCCTCGAAAGTGCCGGAAACACCTTTAAGTGTACCTCCGAATTTGCCGTTATTAGCTTCGATAGAGCCATCTTCCAATATCTTGAAATTTTCGTTAGCTGTTACAAGCCCTTCAAGCAGAATGTTATTAGCTGATAATTTTATCAAGTCTTCAGTCAGCTTTATATATGTAATAGGGTCTTCATACCCTGAAAGATTGAATACTGTTCCTTCTTTAAGATACCAAGTTACGGCAGTGTTATAATCGTCATTCGTTTGACCGTCCGGCACGTCCTTTGTCAAATAAAAAAAGTTCGTTGTTGAAAAAATGCCGGAAGCCCCACAATAAACCTGGTATCTGTATTCTGCCCAGTCCCCAGTTCCGGCATTGGCGGTAATCCATTTACTACGACTATTATTTCCGATGGCATTACTGGCAAAATTAAGCCGGTAACCTTTAGGGATATTTGCTGTAAAACGGGTTTCAAACACCGTGTTAGCACTACTGGGGGTATTAAATGTAAATCCACCTAAGCCGGGACTGGAATTTCCTGCAATTTTCTGAATACGGACTATGCCGGCTTCTTCCGTTGAAATGGCACCGAGCGCAAGTGTTGTCTCTTCCCATTGGTACGATTTCGTATAAGTGTACCACTTCCGGTTCGAGGTATTGTAAAACAGTTCGTTCACATGGGAATAACGAATAGCGACAGTAGTCCAGTTCACGGTCGGATAATTGCTTGAATCAGGAATATAATCACCGGAATAAGTAGTGAAACGTTTGATAGTGACAGCTTCCCCGGATGAATTGTTATATCTGGAAATACCGTTTAACCCTTTAAGAAAATGCACATCTTTGTTTAGCGGATAGCCGGATGCCTTATTGATAGAAAGTTGAAGTTCGCTATCTGTTTGCTCAATAGCTGACCAGTGACGGGTCAGGGTTGCATTAATGTCGTTGACAGTTCCATTAAAGGTTTCCGTCATAACATAATTCGTGAACTTCTTTTCCGCAGCATCCATACGAGTGCCTATACTCGTCAGGGTACCGTCAATCTGGTTTGTCTTGCTTACATAAGTATTTAGCGTGCCTTCAGCGGCGTTCATGCGACTGCCTAAACTTGTAACGGTACCGGTTACCTCATTTGTCTTTTTGACATAGGTGTCAAGCGTGCCTTCGGCGGCATTCATGCGACTGCCTAAACTTGTGACGGAACCGGTGATTTCGTTGGTCTTTGTAACATAAGTATCCAACGTCCCCTCGGCGGCGTTCATACGTATTCCCAGGCTGGTAGTGGTACCGTCAAGTTTGTTCAGCCGGGTAGCATAAGTTTCCAGCGTGCCTTCCGCCGAATTCATACGGGTGCCCAGGTTGGTAAGTATACCGTTCGCTTTGTCCTCAAACTTTGAAAATAGTTCCAGCTCACCTTCAGCGGCTTTCATACGAAGCCCCAAATCGGCGACTGTGTTATTTATATCATCCGTCTTTGTAACGTACAAGTCCAGCTTCGCTTCGGCCATATCCAGGTCAATGCCGATTTGTGTTACGGTGGCGTTTATTTTGTCGGTCTTTTCACCCCATAGCCGGATGCTTTCTTCAGCGGCATTCAGTTCGATACCCAGGTCTGTAACCGTCTTGTCGGTATGGTCTATTCTTTCACCCAGTAAAGCGATCTTTTCGGCAGTCTGCACAAACTTCGTGCTGACTTCGATTTTAAAGTCTTCCAGCGGCCGGTTGGTAAGCGCCAGCACGTCGATATAAATGTCACCGGTGAACTTCAGCACGAAGTCGCCCACACCATCCCATGTACCGGAATATTCCAGGCTTTCCGTTTCGATACTTTCCGCCAGTTCTACCTGAACGAATGGAAGACGACCTTTATCCTGAACGGAACCTTCAAAGCCAACCGTCAGCGTACCGGCGCTCTTACAAATGTATTTGAACGTCAGATATAGAACACTGGTAGCCGGTTCCGGCTTCCTCACGTCAGCGTTCAACTGACGTATGCCGCTGTTTTTTATGCGCAGCACGTTACGACCGTCCAGATTTACAATGCTGGCGACCTTTTCTTTTTCCGCAAACAGGTTGCGGTTAAACATAAGTAGCTTACCGCCGGCTGTGTACGCCCGGATCAGGTTTTCACGCTTCCAGCCGTCCATGTTTTCGGTGAAGCTGGCGTTCTTCAGGAAGTTGTCTTTTTCCGACATGTTGTACGTCTTATTCTGCATATCAACACGGAAAAGGTTTTCCATCATATCAAGCCGGGTCTGTATGTTTTCACCGTTTTTAAAGTGAAATTCACCGATAGCATACAGGTTTTGTATGAAAGCACCGAAGCCCTTCAGCCACCCAAACCAGGTGTTATAAATGCCGGCAAGGTTCCCGACACGGCTTTTAACAGCGTTATCCGGGTCTGTCTTTGCACCGTACAGCACATCGATGTAAGGAGCAAAAGCACCTACTGTCGTGTTCATGATAATACCTTTTCGGTCGGGGTTCGTCAGATTATCCATACGTACCAGGACATCACCCTTTTTGATGTCGGCCACATTCCCACTGAAGGTGTTGTAAGTGATCCAGTCCAGGCGATTTTCGCCGTCAGTGTCTGATCCCATGCCGGTACCGGAAACAACCAGTTCGTAATGTTTCACTACGTTATAGTCATTACCGGCGGAAGGGCGGCCGCCGAAGCGCTGACACTCCAGACAGTCATTCACCCAAAACGGGTTATAAAGAAGACCGCCCCCGGTATCAAGATATATTTTTTTGTTATCCAGGTCGACATGATCTACTTTCATCATGCCGGAAAAGACGCTGTTATCACCTTCCCCTTTTAGCTGATTTATGATCAGTTCAAAAACACGCATAGCACCCCGAATCGTGATTTCGTCGAATTCGGCGTAGGACTTCTTTTCCTTTGCCCCGGCAACGTTCATCACTTCCCGGATCAGGACAGCCCAGCCTCTGCCATTCAGGAACCCGGAAAGGAAGTCTGGGGAATTCAGGCTGTCATGGAAGACACCGGCGCCTTTCACGTTGATGCCATTCAGGAAGTTAATCAATTCCCTGGCCGTGTCCTCAATATCCTTTCTTAAATATTTGTCCCCCAGTTCTTCAATAGCCGCTTCGATTTCCTTGTCTGTCCGGAGCGAGGAATAAACGCTTTGATTGCTGGCTTCCAGTTTGTCGCCAACCCTCAAAATGTCATTGAATAACTTTCCACATACGCCCAGGCCACGCATGAAGTTTATATACGCCTTCGCTTCGTCCGGCTGGTTCTTCAGCAAGAATTCACGCATGGAACGGCGGGCAGAAAACACGTTATACTCCGAAGGGTCGGCGCTGTCCCAGGATTTCAAAACCTGGAGAACATCTTTGTTCAGTTGTTCCTTAAAGGCCGCTTGTATCTCCGTGATGTTATTCTCCATCTTAGACAGTTTCGTAGAACTGACGGCCAGGGAACATCCTATATTCATTTCCGTAGGGTTGTTCAATTTGCGGCTGATTGATACGACACGGCTGTCCTGGTACCCACTATCGAAATATTCGCTATACAGACGGACACGGCGCCCCAGCTTCAGGTTGATTTCTTTTTCCAAGAAATAAATATAGTCCGTCGGTGCCTTGTAGACAGCCGTATCGATGCTGTACGCTTTCAGGAACTCGGCAACAGCAGCCGCCAGTTCTTCTTCAGCAAGCCGGTAGTATTCTTCCGGCATACGAATATTATAAAGCACGTAGTCGTTACCCGGTTTAGGGATCAGCTTGCCGCCAGGTAACTGTTGGTTCTCGTAGGGGTATTGGTTAATAATCTCGAATTCTTTTGTTTCGCTGTTCCAGTTGACCTCAAAGTCCTGCCCGTTCAATTCGCCGGACTGGAACTTCACCATTTTAACCAGGCCGCCAATTTCGTAATCGTTGGGGTTAAAGGTCAGCCCCGGATCAGTAAAGTAATAAATTTCCCTTTCTTCGCCTTCAATGATACGGGGTTCGTGACGTACCACACCAACCTGTCCGACACGGCGGGGATATATGTCACTGAAGGCGGTTTCTTCGGAATATTCAACGATACCTAAATCGGTGTTTTGCTCGACATATTGCGCACTACCGGGAAGGTGCAGACGGCTACTGCCGTACACCTTCGGGTCTATATTGCGGGTACTTCCAATGGGATAAAGTCGGGTAAAGAACGGGGCGTTGTCGTTGCTATCCTTACTGACGTTCAGCAAACCATTACCGTAGCCCAGTTCCAGCATATCGCCATGCTCGCAGCGGCACAGGTTCAGTGTATAGCCTTCTACCCACCATTCAGTCTTTGCAGCTTCGGCAAGTTTACCCAGTCCGGCAAAGCATGAAATACAATCGTATTCAATATTCACATTTTCACTATCGACTACCTGGCCAATGCGCCACACGTCGGAACCGGTGATACGGTTCATGTTATCAACGAAAAGTTGAAGATGTTGCGCCGGACTGTCGTTCAGGGAAAAGGCAGTGGAGTTGTCACCGTCGACCATCTTCAAGACAAGGGCTTTTTTTAGCTTCGACTCAATACCGTAGAACTTCACGTCGTACTGGTATTCGATGGAAGACTTTTTAACCGGCCGGTAGTTCTTCAGCAGCCAGTAACGTTTCCCCAGGAAGTCCACGTAATCGTTCACCTTCAAACGGATATATTCGTAGTGCGTGAAGGAAAGTGTCAGAACGGTATCTGCCATCAATTCTTCATTTGTAGCCGCACTGTCGGCAGGGGACACCACCGCCCGGACAGTTCCGTTTTGCTTATAGATGTTTACTTCCATTTGAACGATATTTGAATAGTGTTTGAATACTCTTTAAATACTCTTTAAATAGTGGGAACAGGTTCCCGAAATTTTACTTTGATTTTCCCGGCTACCGTCGTACCTTCCAGCGGTGTAAGCTGGTCGTAACTTGTACTTTCCTTGTAGTACATACGGTATGTTTTACCCAGTTCAGGAAGACGGATATTAAGCCAGCCAGACTTTAGCAAGGTAAGAAACGCTCGGTAGTTTTTGGTAAAACCGCTCTGACCGTTTCCAGTAATGGCGAACTGAAGGGTTACGTCCCTGGCTTCAAACGCTGGAGTCAGCTTATCCGGTAACTTTTCCCCGTCCTGTTCCCGGAATGATACAGCCGTATAGGCTTTCATTTTTGGGGGTGTAAGTAGGGCGGAATAGTTTGTATTATCTCCGGCCTTATCTTCCGTCAGAAAGACGCCGTATGTCTTATATACGTCGTTGTCGTTAATGTATAACAGTCCTTCCAGTATATCCATATCATTGCGTTTTAAGGCCGTCCCGGCGAATCGTTTCGATGTCCTGGGCGATGGCTTTTAGTTTATCATTGCAGCCGCTTGTATTTTCGGCTATTTCCCGTAAATAATCCGTTGACTGGTGCAGTTCGTCACTGACGTACTGGACGTTTTCATCAAGGCTGGAAACGTGCCCCTGAACGGAAGTAAACAGCCCCTTCAGTTCAGTACCGGTTTCCTGATCCATTGTTTGAAAGGCGCCGGACTTTCCGCTTTGTTGCTCGCCGTCTTCGTTCTTCCAAAGGTTAAAACCACGTTTGGCCGCTTCAGCTTGCCAGTTCTCCATGAACTGTTGTGCCTGATCCATGTCTTTTCCGATGCCGGCGTAAAAGTTGCCCATTATATTCATGGCGTCCTTCGCGATCTGTTCTTCGGACTTTCCACTTCCGTAGGCTTCTTCCAACTGTTTTTGCAGTTTGTCGAACTTGCCGGCAAAGAAAAGGCTGTACGCTATCTGCCTGCCTAAATTTTCCAATACTTCAGCGCCTTTGTCGCCGAATGACTGCCAGGCGTCGTTCCCGGTTTTTATGGCGTCGACAATGCTGTCCATCATTCCATCACCCAGGGAACCGAAAGTATCAGTTAGGTAATCCCGAAGGGCTTGCTGGGCTTCATCGGCTTGTTCCTGTAAATCAATCAGGCTTTGCAGTAAGTTCTTATTTTCGTCGGACATGGTTTGCGTGCTGATAATACTTTTTGCACGTTCCATGTTCAGCCGGTTTTCCCCGTCGATCAAGTCGGGATATACTTGCAGTACACCGGTATAGATGTCCTTTCCTTTGCCCCAACCAAATAAGCCGGTTTTCTTGTGTCCGGTCTTTACCGTTACATTATAAAGCCCTCTTATGCCTTGTTCATAAGCCGCTTTCTGTCTGTTGAATTCGTCCAGGCTGCCCTTCATGTTGAAGGGGTTCAGCTTCAGCGTAGGGGCTTCGCCTTTTAGTTCGTCCTTGTATGCTTGGATAGCGTCCCGATAAACTTCTACAGCCCTGGCGGCTTTGGCGATAGACTGTTCGCCGAATATATTTTCCGCTTCCTTCATCAGCAAATTTTGCTGAAGTAACAGCAGGTTATATTCCCGCTGCATTGCCAGTTTATTAGCGGCAACTTCTGCAAGGGCTTCCTGGTGCCGTTTTTCAGCCTGGGCGCCCATGCTGAAGATAGCAGTCATTATCTGAATGGCGGCGCCAACGATAGCCAGGATCACACTGGCCTTTTCTACGGCGGAAATACTTTCACCGGCCGAAACGCTTAACGTTTTGATGCCATCAATCATGGCAATAGCCCCGCCGGCTACATTACTACACGCCTGAAGGGCGGCTTTTGTCCCTTCGTCCAGAAAGTCCATACTGCCGATCATGCCGTCGATTTCGGCTTTGCAGCGCTTTATGGCGGCGGAATTCTTCTTCCACTTTTTGGCGTCGTCCGGGGCTTTGGTTTCATTTTCAGCCTTTACGTACTTGATTTCATCTTTCAAAGCGGCCACTTTGGCACGGGCAACGGCGGTATCTTTGGAGTCTTTACCGTTGGTTTTCTCGCTTTCGGCAAGTGCCTTTTCCGCCTGATCCAGCGTCTTTTCCAGTTCCGTAAGGGTCATACTACTTAACTGGGACATAAGTGCCTGGAAGTAGACATCTTTTTCAGCGTAGACCCGGTCAAGTTCGGCCAGGTTGTCATTCTGCACCTGTTCGGCCTGAATAATTGCTTCTTGAATTTGCCCGTCAATGTCGGCATTATCTGCCGTGTTGTTCTTCAGGTCGTAGTACTTTTCCTGGAATTCATGCAGTAGTTCGCCGGCTGATCCGTCAGCATCGACGCCCACAGAAATAACGATACCCTTTGTATCGGCGGCAAGCAAGTCGTCGGCACCGTTCAGGACATTGTCGACATAATCCTGAAGTTCCGTTTCGGAAAGAACGGTTCCGTCCGGAAGAATGGGGGTTACCAGTATTTCGGTCTCTTTACCGCTGGCGTCCTGTATGCCAAACTGGGAAGAAAAGACGGTGGCGATACCTTCGCCCGCATCCTTCCAACCGGCGGCTACTAATTTAGCGGCGTCAATCTGAGGACGGGCAAGTAAATCTACATTGCCATTTCCGAAGGCGGCAGTCATTTCGTCACCAATCTTTTTAAGACGACCGGCGGACGTTTGTGCCTGGAGCTTATCGATGTCGTCCTGAAACTTCTTTTCAATATCCAGGCGTTGCTGGGCGAAGTTCCGGTAAGGTTCCAGTAGCTTCTTCAGGTTCTCCTGGCGTTCCTTCAGTTCCTTCTTGTCCAGGTCTTCCAGTTGCTTGTCATATAACTGGGCGGCCTTCACCTTTTGCACGCCAGCCTGAAAACCTATTTCTTGCTTCTGTTCCGGGGTGACCTTAACGCCGGCCTTCTTTAACTTTTCATACAGTGCCAGGCGGTCTTTTTCTTCCTTTTCGATACGTGCCTTTTCCTTCTCGAATTCCAGTTTTGCCTGGGCACGTTGTTTGTCGTAACCTTCTTGTCTCAATGCCAGGTTTTGTTCTTCTATCTTCAGGCGTGCTTTGGCTTCCAGTTCCGCCAGGTTGTTAGTCGGTTTTTCTTTCGGGTCTTTAGGATCAGGGACAAAATCACCCAGTTTAGTTTTTTTCTTTAATGCCATCAGGTCGTCCTGAAGTTTCGCCGCTTCGTCCAGGTAGGCCTGTTTTTCTTCTTCGGCCGATTTGATAGCTGCCTCTTTCGCTTCCTTGTTATGCTGGTCTATCAGTTTACGGGCGTCTATCTGGCCGTTTGACTCGCCTTGCGCAGAATATAGCAGCATCTTCTTAAACCAGCCCATAGAACCGTCCACGTCGTCTTCAGGCGTGGCTTTTACCTGGGTGACCTTTTCGTCAGCTTCGACGGCTTTGTTTACCAGGCTTTGGGCTTTGGCCTGAAGGAACAGCATTTGAATATAGTCTTCCCCCTTTTCCTGAAGAACGTCGTACCACTCGGCAATGGTTTTATAATATCCGAAGGTTTCCCCGTATTTACGGTTCAGTTCCTCGACCTTGCTTTTTTCCTGTTCTTTGGTGCCGGTGAAGTCCTTCAGTGATTTTTTTGTATTGTCGATTTCGACACGGGCTTTAATCATCTCAGCACGGCCGTTCTTCTCTATGTCCACCATTTCGGCGGCTTTGGCGGCAGCTTTGGCCTGTGCATCGGAATACTTATTCCAGGCTATTACAAGACCGGTAACAACTAAAGAAAGCCCCAGCGTCAGCGTAGCCATTAAGGCAGTGGCGGCGGCGTTGGAAATACCCAGGGCAGTAGCCAGCCGGACGTTGGCACCGGTAAGCATATCCTTTGCCCTGGCGACAGTTACAAGACGGAAAGCGGAGTCTTTATTCAGGGCGTTCATAACTTGCTGCAAACCCATTGTGATAGCCATAACGGACTGCACCTTCGTCTGTATCTTTATCAGGTCTTCGTTCTCAGAAGCGAAAACGCCCATTATCCCCGTGGCGACAGTGAAGCCGCCGGCAAGACCATTAACACCGGACATGACACCCTGAAGCCCGGCGTCGTCATTGGCTAAAATGTTCGTTTGAGTACGAAGGTCGCCGATGGTGTCCGCAAGGTTTGCGGCATCGGCGGCCAGCTTCTGATATTCCGGGCTGGTTGCTTTTCCTTCCAGGCGCATTTTTGCCATAGCGTCCTGCATTTCCCTTAACTGCATAGAAAGGCGCTTCCCTGTCGAACGGGTTTGTTCGTACTCCTTTTCAACGCCCATCAGGGCAGCCTTTTCTTCTTCCAAGACTTTCTTGCAGGCAATGATTTCGGCTTTCATTTCAGCCTGGGCGGCGCCCGGTGCTAATTTTCCGTATTGCTTTTCAAGGTCTTTCAAGTCGTTTTCTACCTGTTTGACAACGGCCTTCTGTTCGGTGATCTTTGCCTTTACCTGATCGGCCGACTGGGTAACCTTGTCACCCAAAGACGTAGCGGCCTGGCCGGCTTTATTCAAGCCGTCAGATAATTTGTCACGCATCAGAAATTCAATTTCAACAGGTTTCATATTACTTTTTTAACTTTGATTGGAAATACCCCAGGGCACCGCTACCCCGGCCTTTTTTCTTGTTGTCTTTCTTTTCTTCTTTGCCGCTGACATAACGGACGGCATCGGCCGACATCATGATAAGCGTCTGATAATTTACTTTCCACATGATATAATGCAGGTTCCAACCGGTTGCGGTGGCTATCTGCCAGATCACGCCGAAGGGGCTATGGCCGCCGGTTACCCGACCGGTTAACTCCCCTTTCTTTTTTGGCTCAGTCTCGGACGTAGCGGGTTCGCTATTTCGCTCGATCTGATAATATTCATAAAATCCTTTGTGCCCAACAGGGTAATAAACTGAAGGTTGGCACCCATGATAAAAGCGTCCGGAACAAACCACCGGATAAACCAGGCCATGAAGGGCGAAAGAAGCCAGCCGGAAAAAGCGCCCCGGCAAATGGTTAGTGCTATCATTTTGCTGATCCGCTTGCCATGTGTCGCCAGGAAGGCCAATTCTTCGTGCTTTTCAAACACTTTCATCTGTTCATAGGTGACGCCTATCTTCAGGTAATGCCGGGCAATCCTGATCTGATTACCCAAGCATGGCCGTTTCATTGTCATGCGTAAGGCGAAGCGCTTGCCGGTAAAAGGTATTCTGACCGCTTTAAAGGGCAGGGAAACGCCTATATCCAGCAGGGCTTCCGCCGCTTCCAGTTCTACATTCATAATTCACTTTAGCTTTACGCCCCGGCGTTTGCCGGTATGTCTTCAATAGTGAAAGGGGCACTACCGTCCGCTGGTTCCGCAATGCTTAACTTACATTTGATTTTGGAAACGGAAGTCAGGTTCAGGTTACCACCGATGTATGCTGACAACAAACAGTTAGGGATCGTGATGCGCTGGCCGCTGTCCGTATCGATGACAGCATCACCGGTTACCTGAACCAGTTTTGAAGGTGCAGTCCATCCGGTAACCTTCTCACCGGTTTTCTTCAGGGCGCCGCCCATCGTTGCCACCAAATTTTCAGGGCTTAACTGGATCAGGTCAAAAGCCGGTTTGATAGTGCCGTTTGACTTCGGGATAATTTTCACCGGATAACCTTTTTTCTGTGCGGCACGGATTTCTGTGATTTCGCCTTCCTGCCCGCCCCAGTCGAATGAATCTTCCTCGATGAAGCCGAGGGACTTTTTATTAAATTTGAACTCATCCAGGCCAAACATTAAATTTTGTTCGTCTCTTTCCATAATATGTTCTTTCTTTTAAAAATGATTATTACTATCAGCGTCGAAACAATACCGGCAATAAACCCGATTGAACACCATTTGAACGCTGTTTGAAAGGTGTTTTTCTTTATCTCTGTGACCTGTCGGTCGGTGTCGCTACGGATGCGGGTTAGTTCCTTTTCGTACCGTTCGCATTGTACCTGAAGGCTATCGCAGGAAGCGGTCACATAAAGGGTGTCACCTGTTGTCGTTACTTTTACGTTTGCCTGACCGCTCTTATCGGTATAAGCGGCACCTGGCGGCAAATTATGGAGGTTCTCCACCGGGATCACCATTTCCACTTTCGATTCCGGTACCGGCACGGTCGTCACTATCTGTATTTCTTTTATTATCACGCTGTCGCTTGTAGCCTTTTGGCTTTCCGCTAATTTCCGGGTAGTCCCGCAACTCACGGCCAACAGGGCAAGCATTATCAAAATACCGACAGTTCGGAGCCTTTGAAACAGCTCGTTCCAAACGGACGACAATTGCATACAAATCTTTTTTTTCATTTGATATTGCTATTAATGTAACCTTCACATCTTCGTACATGGCTTTATAAGTATCATGTATTTCTTTGGTTTCCCGAAGGGTACGCAGTGTTTTATTCGTAAGCCAGACAAGAACGGTCGCCAGGCTCCCCGATGGAATAAGCCACTGTAATAGGGTGGATAAGGTTTCCGTCATTGCCTGGTTAATTTATTGGTTAATACCTATCTGTTTAAGCCACTTTTGCACGTCAAAACTGGGACACGCCTTTGCAGCCAGTTCATTATGCCCAATGATTTTCACGTCTGGGAAACGACGATGAAAGTCTTTCACGTAGGCTTCCATTGCTTTGAGTTGACCGGGGGTGCGGGTGTCCCTGGGAGTCTTGCCGTCACGGGCTACACCCCCGACATACACAACGTGCCGGCTTGTACTATTATGGCCTTTTGCCCCGTTGGTAATTTCCCAGGGATCGACATTCGCATCCTCATTATTTTGCACCAGGCGTTCGACCTTGCCGTCCAAGTGGATCATATCAGTGTACCCGACTTGTTTCCAACCACGACCACCCCGGCTGACCGGGTTGGTGTGCCAGCGGCGGATTTCTGTTGAAGTAACCGGACGACCTTCAGGAGTGGCGGTGCAATGTAAAACCAAATACTTCAGTTTACCCATTAGTTACCGCCTCCCGCTTCATCATCGGTAGCAACTTGGCTCAGTGCGATGGTCACTTTTTTGGTTTTATCTGCATCTAACGTCACAACCAGATTCCCGGCTTTCGCTTTACCACTGGTGTTTTTTTCAGCGGTAACTTTCAGTCCGTCATCCGTACCGATAACTGCATATCCGGCTGGAGCTGCGCTCACGCTATATTCCCCCGATGAGGTAATTACCACCTCCTTACTTTCTCCCATAGCTTTGAACGAAAGCTCAGACACATCAGCAGAAAGAATCTTTTCCGAAGACTTGAACACAGGAGATGTACGGGTGTCTAAAACCACCATCTCCTCACCGAACGCGATGTTCGTATCGGCTTTCATCAGCAGCTTGAAGAAATAAAGTTCACTGGCATTAGCAATCTTATCGATCTGAATCACGTCCTGATCGTCCTGCAGGTTGACTGCGGCAAACCAGTTTCCGTCTGCGTCTGGAGAACAGAGGGTGGCAACAATCAAATCATCCGGCCAGGCTGCCAGTGTTTCAATAGTGATGCCCTTGTAGCGTTTGCTGTTTACATCCGTTTCGGAAGCATTCTTACTCTCACGCTCGGTCAGTTCGTCGTCGTATTTGTCAAAGTCATCAATACTCATCACCAGGCGAAGATTAGGGTTACTGCGCAGGGCTTTTGGAATAGCCTTACGGACAGCCTTCAATTTTTCAAGCATAGTGGTTTTACTGGTAGAAACGACAATTAGTTCGGTGTCTTTGGCTGCCTGCGTTAAAATACCATTCATCAAATGGTCGTCATCGTCACCAAATTCTCCGTTAATGTAATGATCCCCCAACTCGAACTTGACCTGTTTACTCAATTCCTCCAGCAGGGCGTTCTGTCCTTCAGGAGGAAGTTCCGCAAAGACTAAATTGCCCTTTGGTTGCCACTTCCGCCAAATATGTTCGAAAGCACGGGGGTTAAATACAGTGAAGGCCATGAAGTCCTCCGGATCCAGTGATTTCTCGCTGTAATTGAAGTTACCCTTTGAATCTTCGATTTGGGGATTTTCTTTGCGTTTCTGCAACATCTTCCCGCTTTTGATACGCGGAAGGCTGATTTTCTTTTCAACACCGGGAATGACCATGATCAAACCTTTCTCTACAATCTCATTTCCGGTGGCGGCGAGCGTCAGGATTCTCTCCAGTACCTCACCGTTGTAATTGGTGTTCCTTACTACTATTGCCATAACATACTCTTATTTACGATTCAACTTTTCTTTGATTTCACGCTGGCGTTTGTTCCACGGACTTTCATCTGTAGGATTCACATGCAGGTCATTCATCACCTTGCGTTTCGGAGCCAGCTTTTCCAACGCTTTTTCACCGTTCTCGCGGTCTTTCACTAACAAGTTTTCATAGATGGGACGGGTGGTCGCGTCGATACGGCCATCTTCTTGGGCATCATCCAGCAATTTCTTCCGGGAGTTCTCTTCGTCCGCTTTCGCTTTATCCTGGAATACTTTAAGTTCACCCGTCAGACGGTTCACTTCGGTATTAAGCCCGGAGACCTTTCCAGCTTCCGTTTCAAGAAGCCCGATTTCACGAAGGAAATCGTCATCCGTCGCGCAGTTCTTAAAGCGCGGACGTTTTTTGAGTTCGTCTAAATTCATTTGATTTTCAGTTTGTGGCTTGTTAAGCCGGTTATTGAATATTTGATATACTTGGTCGGGCGTGCTGTCTTCCGGTACCGGATCAGCATCATAAATACCGTCGATAAATCCCAATGCTAACGCCTCCTCGGCACGCAGCCAATGATCGGTACCGTCGAAATAGGTAGAACGGATTTCATCTTTTTCTTTCCCAAGTCGGGTGGCATACATTTCACAGAGGGTATCTTCCAACGATTCGATTTCCTGAATACAGCGGCGCAGTTCATTCTTATTGCCATAACATCCGCCCATCACGCTATGAAGCATCAGACGGGAATAACGGCTCATGTGAACAGGTTTACCACAGAGGGCGATCACGCTGGCCATACTGGCAGCAATCCCGTCGACATAAATGGTTATGTCAGCCTTGCTGTTTTTCAAAGCGTTAAAGATGGCGATGCCCGCATATACATCGCCACCGTTGCTGTTTATCCTGACATCAATCTTCCCGTATGCGGATTCCGCCTCCAGCAATTCACGCGCTATATCTCCACTACGCACATCGTCATAGTCGCCAATGTCTCCGTAAAGCAGTATGCAGCAGGCTTCCCTGCCGGGTATCATATTGAAAAAATTATTCATATTCATTTCACTTGTGGACGGTGTTCGCCCAGGTTTACGGTGCGAAAATAGGTGGATTACAAACGATTTTCAAACTACCTTTTTATCACACAAACTTTAAAATGCCGTCATGACTTTTTAAAGTGTCATCATGCGGTGCGCATTTTTTTTAGCACCTTTTCATTACCAAATTTGCAAGTAAAAAGGAGGTAATATGGCTGAACTTACAAACGAGCAAAAGAAAGACTGGGCGAAGATGCTCTATACGAAAGAAACCCTTACGCAAGCGGAAATTGCCGAGCGTGTAGGAGTGTCGCGGGTAACCGTAAACAACTGGATAAATAAGGGAAACTGGGAACAATTGAAGGCTTCCATAACCATCACAAGAGAGGAGCAACTTAAAAATATGTATCGACAGCTGGCAGAACTAAACGATGCGATCAGCAAGAAGCCGTTCGGTGAACGTTATCCGAATACTGCGGAAGCGGATACCATATCCAAACTATCGAACGCCATTAAGAAAATGGAAACGGAAGTAGGGCTGGCCGATATTATCTCTGTATTTACTGACCTGCTTAAATGGGTACGGGCATACGACCCAACCCAGGCAAAAGAAATCACGCCTTTACTGGATGCCTATGTAAAATCAAAACTTTCCTGATATGGCAAAGAAAAGACTTACACCACAAGACAGAGCAGCCCTGGAATATTGGAATGAACTGGTGGCATCCGTTCGCGAAAGTTCGGAAATCAATCCAACAGATACGGAAGCGGATATCAAGGCACGCCGGGAAAGGCTGGAAAAGGACGATGAAGAATGGTTCAGATACTATTTCGCTATGTATTATTCATGCGAACCGGCTGATTTTCACAAAAAGGCAACACGCCGCTTAATGAAAAATAGTCGATGGTATGAGGTACGGGCATGGTCGCGGGAGCTTGCCAAGTCGGCGCGCTCCATGATGGAGATATCCAAGCTGGCACTGACAAAAAAAGTGCGCAATGTGCTGCTTATCTCGAATTCCGCAGATAATGCGGAAAGACTGTTATTGCCGTTTATGGCCAACTTCGAAGAAAATCAGCGCATTATCCAAGACTATGGGTCACAAAAGAAGCCGGGAGCCTGGGAGACAGGAGAATTCACCTGCCTGTGCGGATGCTCCTTCAGGGCCATCGGTGCCGGGCAGTCTCCACGTGGTACACGTAACAAGAACTTTCGTCCGGACTTCATATTGGTGGATGATATTGATACCGATGAGGAATGCCGTAATCCGGAGCGCATCAAAACAAAATGGAAGTGGCTGGAAGAAGCACTGATACCAACCATGTCCGTTAGTGGAAACTATCGCATTCTTTTCAACGGAAATATTATCGCACTGGATTGCTGCATTAAAAAGGCTATTGAGAAAGCCACGGAGTTAAAAGCTAAAGGTATCGGACATGTGGATATCATCAATATCCGAAATAAGAATGGGCTTTCAGTATGGCCCGAAAAGAATTCGGAAGAAGATATAGACCTCTTCCTGTCACTGGTTAGCGCATCAGCACAACAAAAGGAGTTTTATAATAATCCGGTAGTGGATGGGGGCGTATTTGAAGAACTCACCTACGGGAAAGTTCCGGCACTCTCTAAATTCAAGTTTGTAATAATCTACGGAGACCCGGCACCGGGAGAGAATAAAACCAAAAAGAGCTCCACCAAAACGGTATGCTTGCTCGGGAAGCTGGCAGGAAAACTGTACCTGATAAAAGCATTCCTTGACCGTGGGCTGAATGCGGAGTTTATCGAGTGGTACATCAAACTACTGGAGTTCGTGGGAGGGAAAACCACCGTATATTGCTACATGGAGAATAACAAACTGCAGGACCCTTTTTTCCAGCAGGTATTTCAACCCATTGTACGTCGGATCCGGAGGGAAAGAAAAATTTCTCTCTACATCCAGGGGGATGAGGAAAAGAAGACAGACAAGGCCACACGTATCGAAGCGAATCTCGAACCGCTTAACCGGGAAGGAAACCTTATACTCAACGAAGCGGAAAAAGACAACCCACACATGAAGCGGATGGCGGAGCAATTCAAACTGTTCAGTCTCCAGCTGACTTATCCGGCTGATGGTCCTGACTGCGTGGAGGGAGGAAACCGTGTCATTGACAAAAAAATAAGGCAGGCAGAGAAACCCGCCATTTTGTCCCGGAAGAATACGCGGTCACAAAACAAGTACAGATTATAAACTAAATACTTTTTTCTTATGAGCCAATTTATCGATCTTAAAGACTATGACGCGAGCATCCACAAGGAAATATTGGATGCCCTGACAAGAGATGATGATACCGTCATTGAAATCTGCGAGGATAGGGCGGTCGCTGAAATGCGGTGCTACCTCTCCAAGCGTTATGACTGTGACAAAATATTCTCGGCCATTGGTGACAAACGGAATCAGCTAATACTGATGATGGCTATTGATATCGCCGTTTATCACATTTTTTGCATTCACAATCCAAGGAATCTATCTCAAGTAAGGAAAGACCGCTACGAACGGGCTGTAGAATGGATGAAGGCTGTAGCGGATGAAGATATTTCAATCGACGGGGCACCGTTGCTTCCTGAAGAGGTCAGAGCGGAAAAATCCAATTTTTTAATGAAAAGCAACCGGAAACGGGTAAACCACTGGTAAAATGAAGAAGAATAACAAGGCCGGAAAAATAACCACAAGCGGGAATGTGCCGAGGCCTGGGCAGAAAGGTCCCGCAACAATTGTACTGACACAACCGAAGCGATTCGGTATCGATATTGCCGATTATATGTCGGCTATACGGTCATTTGAAAACGTGGACTACTCCAGACGTTACAAGCTATATGACCTGTTCAGTGACATTTTGATGGATACCCATCTTACCAGCGTTATCGAAAAACGCAAGAACGCCGTATTATCTTCCGCTATCGAATTCCAGCGTAACAGCAAACCGGACAAGCGAATAAATGAACAAATACGCTCTCCCTGGTTCCGCCGATTGATAGCTGACATACTGGACGCAAAAATATGGGGATTCTCCCTGATGCAGTTTTATCGACAGGGGGAATGGATAAACTACGACCTGATACCACGTAAGCATGTTGACCCGATAAGACGCATTGTCATGCGCCATCAGACTGATATTACCGGTACCTCGTGGGATGAATATCCGGATCTGTTATTTGTTGGTTCACCTGATGATTTTGGTCTGTTGGCCAAAGCAGCCATCTGGGTGATTTACAAACGTAACGATGTTGCTGACTGGGCGCAGTTCGCCGAGATATTCGGGGCACCCATCAGAGAGTATACTTATCCGACCGATGACGATGAAGCGCGGCAAAGAGCACTCGTTGATGCGGAAAGTACCGGGAGTATGTCCGTATTCGTCCATGCGCAGGAAACAGTCATGGAGCTTAGGGAGGCAGCAAATAAGACCGGAAGTGCGGACCTTTACGATAAATTCTGTGAAAGGTGCAACAGTGAAATATCGAAATTATTCCTGGGTAATACGCTCACCACCGAATCTTCAGAAAACGGCACCCAAGCACTGGGAACGGTACACAAAAAGGTTGAGGATAAAGTGACCGAAGCAGACCGACAGCATATTCTGGATGTACTCAACTACAACATGACAGATATTTTTGCAGCTATGGGGATCAATACTGCCGGAGGGGTATTCTGCTATCCGGAAAAGAAAGATATTGAACCGAGCCAGAAAATGTCTATCCTCACGCAGTTGAAAACCAATTTCAACCTGCCGGTGGGAGACGATTATCTTTATGAGGAATTCGGAATTGAGAAGCCGGCTAATTATGATGAACTAAAAAAACGACAGGAGCAAAAACTTGCACAGATCGAAGCGGCTAAATCTAAAGTCATAGACAACGAAGACAAAGGCAAGGAAATCCCGGATCCTGAGGACAAAACCAAAGAGAAAGTAAGCGGTAAAGACGTGCGAAAGGACAAAGTAAACGCCGTTAAAAACGCGTATAACTGGCTGAAACGTTTTTTCGGGAAAGCCCCGGGGAAAGACGGGGCAGCTTTAGAGTGGTGATGAATGACCTTTATCAATTTGAAAATAAAGATAAAGAAGCGGCATCTGCCTTCTCATTTGATGAGGAAGTACTGAAAAAAGCCCTGAAGAACATTTATAGCAAAGACTTTCACCCGATGAATGACATTGAAGAAAATATGTTCAATTCAGTATGGGAAACGATGAATGATGCCACGGATAAAGGGTTTCAGAAACGTGGTCCAAATGATCCGGATTATGACTTTTATCAGGAAATAAGGAAAAATAACGCTGTATTCTCGGCTTTCAAAGTACATCGGGCACAGAATGACATGGCGGCATTACTGCTGGATACAAATGGTAATTTAAAGTCATTTGAACAATGGATGAAAGATGTCATGCCTATTGCAGATCACCAGATGCGTCATTGGCTGCGTACCGAATATGACACTGCGGTCATACGCGCGCACCATGCTGCTGACTGGAGACAGTTCGAGAGGGAGAAAGATATACTTCCGAATTTAAAATGGATGCCGTCTACATCCGTACATCCGGGAGCGGATCATAAAATATTCTGGGGAACTATCCGTCCCGTCGATGATCCGTTTTGGGACAGACACCGACCGGGTGATCGATGGAATTGCAAATGTCCGCTAACTTCAACTGACGAACCGGTTACACCGATATCAGATGGACAGTCAGAACAGGACAAGGCTCATGACGGGCTGGATAATAATCCAGGAAAAGACGGACATTTGTTTTCTGACAAACATCCTTACGTGACAGAAGCGTATCCTGGTGCCAAGAAGGCAGTGGACGCATTGACAAAACGCATCAATGAGATGATAGCGGAGATGCCAGAAAACCTGACTCTTGAAGAAAAAACAAGTATAGCCAAGAATAACTTGGAACTGGAAAAGAAACTCGGTGTAACCAAAGGTAAGCGCATGGCATACGAGGAAGCCAATAAAGGCAAAGAGAATCCACTCTTTAACAAAGGGGAAGGATACCGTGTTAATTGTCAAACCTGCACTGTAACACACATGCTCAGGCGGTTAGGATTTGATGTCGAAGCAAGACCGAACATTAAGCAAAGCGCATATAATGAAATGGCGAAGCAGGGTATTACATGGGAAGAACGCTTTCTGAATCAGGATGGAACAAAACCAGATTACGATTTTACCTATAAATGGCAAATCAGGAAGAAATATCAAGTAATGAATGCCAACCGGTTACAGGAATATTTTAGGGAAAAGTTCAAAGAGGACGGGATATATGAGATATACTGCGCTTGGAAAGGCGGTTCGGCACATGTATTCTGTGCTGAAGTAGTTAAGGGGAAAGTGCGCTTCTTTGACCCACAAAGTGGAAAGGATGATGCAAGCGGTTATATACGGGAAATGAAAGCCAATCGTGTAGGAGTGATAAGGGTAGATAATAAACTGATTAATCCTAAAGCTATGAACTTATTCCTCACTAAATAGCTGGGAAGCCAAAGTTAATCCTTCTTCACCGCTTACAAGACTGCAAGATTGACCATCGAATAGGATAAAGGCAGGGAGACCTACAGGTAAGTCAAAGCCATTCTCATCAACACACCCGACAGAATAAATACTTTCCTGTTGGGAGTGCTTAGATAGAATGACTGAATTATAGCCGTTTCTATTTGCAAGTTCAGATACTTGTTTCGGTATTTCCATAACTCATAAAAGGCATATTAAACGCCTTGTTTGCAAAGGTATAAAATTATTTTTTAAACTCTGTCATTTATGGATATAAAAGAATTTTCAAACCAGATAAAAGCCAAGCGTAAAGACTTGGATAACTTGATGAAAAGTAAGATGCCGGTACTGGCCGGACGTATGGCAAAAGACCATTACCAAGATAACTTCCGCCAGGGGGGATTTATCAATAACGGGTTGCGCCCCTGGAAAAAAGCTGAAAGACTTTCTTCAGGGGGAAAAGATGCAGCCAGCCAGTACGGAACTCTCTTGTCCAGTCGGGACCACCTATTCAGTTCCATAAAGTATGTTCCGGGAGAGTATCGGGTGAAAGTATCGAATGAACTTGTCTACGCTCCGGTACATAACTGGGGAGGAACGTTAACTCCGACCATTACGCCGAAAATGCGGCGCTTTGCATGGGCCAAGTATTATGAAGCCGCAGGTAAGACACAAAAGGCCGCCAAGGGCAAAAGAAAGGGTAAAAAGAAAGATTCTTCAGGCAAAGATAAGGTGGAGAATGCGGAAGCGTCACGTTGGAAAGGGCTTGCACTCACAAAAAAGAAGAACCTCCACATACGTATTCCCAAACGACAGTTTATCGGGGAAAGTAAGGAACTGTCTAACAAGATAACAGAGAGGACAGAAAACGAAATCAGAAACATTTTAAATTCATAATGATATGGAAGATATATTTTTAGCTATCCAGGAGCGTATTGCTCTGAAAATGCCGGAACTATCCTTGGTAGATGAGGATTACGGCCAGTTAATAACTGATGAAGACATTTATCCTGTGACATTCCCTTGTGTCCTTATCTCCACGATAGACGCGGACTGGACGGATATTGGCATGGGAGTACAAAAAGGTGATTGCAATATAACGGTTAAATTGGCAATTGATTGTTATGATGACACACACTACACTTCAGGCACGGCAGATAAAATTAGGGAACGTTTGAAAATGAATAACAGCCTTTATAAGTTGCTTCAAGGCTTCCGTAATAGCAAAGATATGGGATCACTTAAACGGATAAAAAGCACCGATTACGCTATACCGGGCAATAAGAAAGTATATGAAATGACTTTCCAATTCAACTACCACGATAACAGTGCAGCTATTCGCCTGTAAAAAGTGATAACTGGGCGGGAGTGATTCGGGGTTTTTTGACCTTTGGAACGGGTTTTATTTCCAAGTCATTCAATTCACGGCATTTGCGCCGGATGATTGACATGATACGTTCTTCCGAGATGAAGAACTCCTGTTTTGACAACACTCGTAGAGCGTCATCAAAGCGCAAGCGTTGTACTTCCGTCCAGTAGTAATACCGTCGGCACAAGGCTTCATCTCGAAGTTTAATCAGTTCTTTATCCCGTCCTTTAGTCATAATGCTGCAAAATTAGCTATTTAACAGAGCATATAACAAAAAAAACGCCGCATTCCAAAGGGTGCGACGTTTTTTTAGTTCAGTATGTGAACAAAATCACATAGTTAGCATCTCTGTATCATCTTTACCCGGTATAAATGGCTCGACACGGGTGATCACCTTACTTTGCACTTTCACCCTACCGCTTCCCTGGCAAACAGGACACTTACTGGAAACAGAAATTCCATATCGGTCAGGGGAGAAAGTGAGTCCTTTACCTTCACAGCACTTACAAGCCATGACATGAGGCGCAATATTCTTCGTCGTTTCCATAATTACAAACGGCAAAAAGAAGGTTCAATACGACGCCAAACACCGTTCGAATCACGTTTATAGAAATAGTAATTGGTAGCGGTTTTATAAACTACATTGCTTTCCCTAAATAATTGCATGATAGAGGCGTATTCCTCATCGAAACGGTCTTCCATAGAATACAATTTGCTGATAGACTTATAATCCAAGTCGCCTTGACGGTTGCGCTCTAACAAAGTCATAGCCATCTGATACATAGGATCGTCCACTCCCTTGTCTGTACGTCCGATGTAATCCTTCAGGTAGTTAATCAACCGTTCAGCGGCCAAGTCTGCACGCTCGTCGAAACTCTTAACCTTATTGCTTTTCACTTCAAGTTTGAAATCTGCATCAACTACGGAGAAGCTGGATTGTTCTTCTCCATTGCGAAGCTGTCCGTAATCACGCATGACGTTACGGAATGCTTCACTCTCTCCAATAATCCAGTCATAGAAACCTTGCACGTCATTGACAACGGGCATCAGTTTGCTTTCCACGTCAAAGGCAAACTGGTGGCGCAGGGTCTCATACGTTTCGCGGCGACTACGCTGTTCTTCTTTTTCTTCCTGTTGTAATTGTTTCAACAACTCCTTTCTTTCCTTTGCGGAAAGCTCTTTTAAAACTTCAATTCCTTTCATGTCTCAAAAAAATTAATGGTTTATATTATTTTTCTCTTTTACGGTGGATTACACGCAACTTTACCAGTACTGCGTCTAATTCTTCGCAGTCCAAATCTCGGAACGCTTTACCCGCGATACGGCTATCCTGGCAAAAGGAATTTACCTTATCCCAGTTTGACGTATCGATGCCCATCAGTTGCATTTGGTGCAGCACCGAAGAGCGTTTTTGACGGCGTATTTTAATTAACTGTTCCTGATACGTAGGCGGTACCAGCTTCTGCATACCGGCAACAGCTGCATTATATTCCTGAATGCTCATTTCGCGCAGACTGGATGTACGGTTGTCTGTATACTGCAATACGATGCTTCCCTTCAGTGCATCCCGGTCAGAGGTGGGAAGGCGGTTCAAAAGGCTGTAAAAAGCCCCATAATTCTCCGGCTTTCTTTCAAGCTGCTTGGTATTGATATTTATTCGCATGATACGTTCGCTATAATTTCTATTATTAGTTAATTTTTTTCCACTTAACAACTTCCTTATTTGTCTGGTAAAACTCGTCACCATCTCTTAAATACCATTCGCCATTAATTTGGCTATATGTTCCAACGGTATAGTGATACATATCAAATTTAAGTTTCACTATAACTATTTCTCTATGCTCCGGCAGGTCATTAGGGTTTAAAGTTAAATCATGCCAAGATTGTTCTTTTTCTTGTATTTCAAGTGCCTTTAAAGCATGGTATTTAGATACAGCTTCATAATCACCTGAATGTTTAGATAACTTTATACTATTACTTTCAATATAAATCTTCGCTTTGCTCATTTCTTATTTGTTTTAAACTAATTGAAGACCGTAATTTGCACCTTTCTTCACCCAAGTAAAAGAACCTTTGATTCTGCCTTTTACCATCTCTTTTACAATATCCTCTATATCGCTCATAAAGACCTGATACTTTATTTTTTGAGAGTAATAGTCCTTATCTTTATCTTCGTAAGGAACGAGAAGCATTACGGCGGAGGAACACCCCCTTGAATAGCCAGCTATATACAAGTCGGCTTCGAAAACATAGTTGTCCCTTTCCTCATTATAGGCATCGCCGTCCCATCTACATGGCACTCCATTTAAAAAGTGCATTTTCCAAGTTTGTTTCTTCATTTCTATATTGTTTTAAACTTTACCAATTCCTTTTCCCAACGCTGTCAATCCCTTTAACGTCTCGGTAAGTGCCATATTTTTGAATCTCTTATCCACCTTCTCCCAACAATCGCGGCAATGTGGACCTATTGGAGAATTATAGTACCCTCCCTTGATTTCGGAGCCACACTTGCAGCATTTCAGCACCTTTTGTTCTATCACCTCAATCGCCTCTATGTTGTATTTCAGAAAGCCATAGTTTATGTATGGCGGATTGTGAATCGGGCAGCGGGCACCGACCTTCACCATACTTTTGTCACTGATAGGAATCATAGCACCTTTCCAAACATGGCTTTGAAAAGGCTGTGCATCTATCACCACTTCGTCTTCAGACACATACAGTTCCAAAAAGTCCTGCCCTTGGTCTTCTAATGTAATCTTAGTTATTTTCATACGATCAAATAATGTTTTAATCTTCAACTATTTTGTCAGCAGTCAATAGGCGTTTCATTGCGCGATCTCTTTCTGCTTTCGAAGGATAATTGTCACCATACTTTTTCCAACTATCCGGATTTACATCACTTTTAAAAGTGATGTGCGGCTGGGGATAATCATGCCGACGAAGAATGATATATCCGGCTTTACACAGTTTCCGCTGGTCTTTTGCATTCATTTCTTTCTTGTTTTTATCCAAATTGGTCAAAGTCCATAAAGGCATACATCCCAGCATTACATAATACTGCAATAATCAGTTCTCTATCCCCAACGGCAGGGGATAAATTCAAGCTATCACTTTTCCCTGTTCCAATTGTCACTATCTCTTCCGTACCTACCAAGCAAAATCCAGCTGAAACAGGTTTTGCACCATCTATTTTTATTGTAGAATGGGTTATGTGGTCGGGAAAGATAATAGGCATTTTAGAGCCTGTATTCATTTCTTGAAATACAATATACTTCATATTAACTCCTTTCTATTTTCGTTAGTCAAACTCCGGTATCGGCATCCAATGGGTAACAGTTCCATCTAATCCAAATTCTGTCTCCCATTCTTCTTCATATCTCCTAACAGAGCCATCTTGCAATCGAATGAGGATGTCCTTATCATTGGGCATCTGATGCTCTCTGTCTTCAATGGGAATCCACTTTGGTTTACAGTCAGATTCTGCTTGTTCGTAGCCCATTGTAAACCAGTCCATCCAAGCTTCATCTTCAATCTGGTATTTCTTTTTCAGCTTTCTATTTTCTTCATAGGCTTCAATTGCCTTGTCTTCAACTGTTTTCATACTTTTACTACTTTCTTTATTTTTTTACAGGTTTCCATTCAACAGTTACAACAGCATCAACCATACCGCTTCCCTCGCATATCGGACAATCGTTTTTGATTGAATCCCCGAAACCATCTCTACCCCAGAACCAACCATTACCGTGGCAATATCCGCAGGTGTGTCCTTTACTCACAATCATCTCTGTTTTTTGATTATGGACTGGAGGGACAAGCTCCACTTCTCTAACTTGTTTACTCATGGTCATCGAAATTTACGTTGTAATACTCCATTTGCAGACATACATCTGCATTGCTTCTTAATCGTTCAGATACTTCATTAAGTATCCAGTACTGGTCGCTCAAGGTGTAATTTTGTACACGTTCCATTGCTTCCTTGATGATTTTTTCTACTGTCTCTTCCATTTTTCATTGTTTTTTAATTTCTATTTGACAGTTTGGATGCCACATACGAATGTTGTTGGCGTATATCACATCTTTCAACTCAATTACAACATGACCGCGCGTTTTTGCCTTACGGAAACGTAGGTCACACTCCATATTTCTTTCAGCCCAGTCATCTACAATGTCTCTGGCTTCACTTTTCTTGATAAGTATCTGAAAGACTTCATTTCCTGTATATGATTCCATTTACTTACTTTTTTAGTCTGGTTAAACCTTCTCCCCAATATTCAAGAGCTCCCTGATCCCAGATTGTATATTTACCGGTATTCCCCTGATACCGTCCCTTGCTGAAGGCGATATGTCCTTCCACCCATATCTTCAGATCAGCATCATACATCACGCTGGAGGCAGCATCGCCTTTCGGGTTCTTACCACGTGCATGGCTGATAAAGATGAACAGTTTGTCAGGGAATTCTTCTTTCAACTGGATATAGTCTTTATACGTCATTTGCGTATATTGGAAGCTGTCGATGATTATAATGTTGTAGCTTTTATGGCGACGGAGACGCATCCGCAATGACGGAATATCTTCCTTGATAAAACTTAACCGCCGACTCACTTCAGCCATGCCGAAGCGTTTCAAGCTATTCTGTACCGTTAAGCAAGTCCCCTCTTCCAAGGAATTATAGGCTACACGATCGTATTTGCAAAGCTCCTTACATAATTGCATTACAAATGAACTTTTTCCGTTTCCGCTGGATCCCCAAACGAACCATACACCAGTACACTCGGGTGTATCAAAAGCATCACGCCACTTTCCTTCAAAGGGGAAAACCTTGTATTTTTTGCTAAGGATATCCTTGACATTTAATGCGCGTTTCAAGGAAACCTTTCCATTATCTACCGTATTTTCCATTGTTAAAACAGTTTTAGTTGACGGATACTTTCAATTTTATCAAGAACCGCTTGGCGTGCAGCGCCAACGGTCTCTTTCTGTGATAACATCCAACCAAGCGCCCAAAGCAGTGCATTGTCACGATTAGCGAATTGTCCCCATTTACGCCCAGGGTTAAAACCACCGCCAGCTCCACCAACCTGCATGTGTACGCCAGCGGTCCACCAGCCGTCCTGCTGGCCGACAAGAGCATCAAGATAGTTACGTCCATTACGATAAATAGTAACTGTCTCATAATCCGTTAGAACTGGATAATTACTCCATGGCTCAGGCAGTTGTCCGCGTCCGTCTATTATTAGGTAGTCAAATTTGTTTTCCATACTTAAAATTATGTTTGAACGGGATTATTCACTCATTCGCTTAACCTTATGAATTGACTTTTTGACACGTCTAAGGTCGAAGTCACAGCTGGCAGCTTCTTTAATCACACAGTCAATGTCTTTCTTTTCCGTAACACCGTTGGCGGTGCAAATAGTATAAACATCGTTCGCGTCTGTCGGCTCAAGCTCATAAAACTTGCGACCGATACGGCTATAAAACTCTTTATACCCCGGCTTCTTGTATTTCAGGCCGTTACTGATTCGCTTGGCGATATAATCGGTACTTAGGAAAACGACACCACACTTCTCCTCCAGCTTGTTGTAAAGGCTAATAAAGTAGTGAAATACGGGTTCAGTCAATTTATCAGCTTCATCAAATACCAGTAAAGGGGCATCCATCTGGATGATGTCATCAAGGATAAGGCTCCATACCTCACGGATATTACAGCCTTCTGTCCGTATTCCAACGGTGCGGGCAATCTCACGAACAAAATCGCCTTTTTTCATATCCTCAGAGCAAAGTACATAGAAAACTTCCTTATGCTCCTGTAGATAAACACGGGACGTGGTAGTCTTGCCACAGCCGGCTTCGCCGACCACCCATGTCACATTGCGCCAACGCTGTGCGTCAGATAAAACTCCGGTAATCTCTTGGTAAGCACCGGTTTCTACGACCTGCCAACCAGGGGCATTAATGCTTCTCACTTGTGAAGCCACGTTACGGAACATGTCATCGCTAATCTTCTCGTACAATCCGTTCAGGATATTGCTCACAGTACCGACACTGATATTCTTCAAGCTACCGGCAGCCTTTGTCTGGCTGGGATACTTTGCCACGTAAGCCTGAAGGCTTTCACGAATGGCATCTTTTTCTTGTCTTTTTAATTCACTCATAACTTTTTTCTTAAAATATTTCTTATTATAATTTTCCTACTATTTTTCGTTGATCCACTTCCTTCCTTCCAAACTGATCCCAAGTCATATTACTGATTACCTTTGTCGAGCGACCCAGTGAAATTTCGTCTGCGGGTTGACTGTATTTTTTTGTCCGGCGATCAATCTGGCGCTGTACTTCGGCTGTGATGCCTTTTAGTTTTGGAGTTTTTAAGCCATTTTGCTCAGGAGCAATACCAAATTCGTATTCAATCTCCTTTGCTGTCACTTGTCGTTCGATACGGTCCTGTATATTAGCTTCCTGTTCCTTCCGGATGAAAGCAGCTTCGCCTTCTGTCTGGTCTTGTATACCGCGATGGATAACCATATAAGGTTCAGCGACACGTTCGAAACGCATCTCGCCACCCTTGTCTTTCCAGTACAGTCGGACGCTGCCAAAATCATAGGGATCATATTTGACATAGAACTGTTTATAGGTATTCTTACGGCGCCAATCATGATCAGGCGTACCAGGTGAGGAATAAACCTCGTAAGTACGTTTTTTCCCGCCGATCGTAACCTCAATGCCACCGGAGGTAAATGTGCTGGGGCGATCTGTCATCACCCAGAAGATATCCACCATGTTGCGTGCAGTAACAACCTCGGTATCTTCGTTCACACTGTTGTTGTACATTTCAATCCGAGGTATACCGGTAGTCGGGTGTTTCATTTCGCACCACTCCTGACGAGCCTGCACATATTTTTCTTTCAATTCCGCAAGGGTGTAGAGCTGGTCCTTATTTTCCTCGATAAATTCAATGTTCGGACGGCTGGAATCTTTCTTATCTGTAATGTTACCACCGGTAAAGCGCCAGTCTTTGTGTAGCACTTGACTTTGGAAACGTCCGAACACTGATTCTATCGTTTTGGATTGACCGCTATATGGGGCAGTCGGGCGATGAATATGGCTTATCTTACCCAGCAATCCTCCCGATACCCGGTCAAGTTTCTTGTGACCTCCTTGGTTATCATGGACCAGTTCATAAGGTTTATGTCCACTCACTTGAAGAGCCATGCGATAGGCATGGTATTGGGCTTCATAGTCCTCGTTGTCACTGATATGGAAGCCGAGAAACACTTCACTATAGGCATCAATCACTTCGTAAACACTCGTTGTGCGGACATTGCCTTGTTCATCCCTGTAGTACAAGTTCAACTTCGTTCCATCACCATACCAGAGACTGTCCCGACGGTATGGAAGTTCTGTCTTATGTTTGCGACCATAGCGCTGATGAGCTTTCATCTCCCCATATACGGCATCGTACCACAAAGGTTCTATACGTGGACTATTAAGCCACTCACGCAAGCTACGGGGACTTTTTAGGAGCTTCCAACCACGTTCCGGAGCAACACGGTTATATTCCTCGAATATCTGCATGTCTGTATAAACAGGAACACGGCTACGTTTCAATGCAATGAGATATCGCCCGGCTTCCTCGTCAATCTTTAATGTGTTTTTGTTTCCGTACTTACCACTGATTAATATCACGTAATTATTCGGTCTATATTTGACCATAAGTGCCTTTAAACGCCCGACACTGCCCGGTAGTGTATGCCCATATTCCTCACGAAGCAACTCACTTGTGGAAAGAAGAATTTCCCAAAGGTTGCGGCGACCCCCGTTTAGTTTATTGGTTGAAGAAGTCAGCCGATTCAAGTCACGTAATAATGTGTTTAGAACCGAAGCATTCTTAACATATTCTGTCTGAACGATGTCCGGAAGAGGAACCTCTTCGCCATTCTTATCATATCGATAGGTCTCGAAAAATATCTCGGCATCCTCATCTTTTTGTACTTTACTTCTTATCATTTCTTTGCGCATTTGTTCTTCCGGTTCGCCATGACGTTCGACCCAGCGTTGCTTATACTTTTCAGGAAGGGAGGAATAGACAATCATAGCACGGGAGCCTTCACCACCACCACGATGGGCGCGTTGAATATTGCCGCGAAGCATCTGTTTGTCGAGAGCACCTCTTGTGATTACTGGATCATCCCCTACGGTCAGTTCTTCGTAGCTCACGAGCAATGTTTTTTTATAATATTCCATGTTTTCCGATTTATTATTTACTTTTGCTGAAAAATATATTCTATGGAAAATATAACTTATAGCGTTACATTTACTTGTGACGATCAAGAAGCAGATGATCTTCGCAAGCACGGGAAAGATTTTCTACGGAAGTCGAAAGTGAAATGCACATCGAAACAGTCTTATCCTGAAGCCGGATTTGGCATCCCCGCATTTGGAGTACCGATTGAGGTGTATTTTCTAATATCTTCTCCAAAAGGGCTAACGATGCGAAGCACGGATCTTCTGCGGGTCTGTTTAAATCTTGTGGATGAGATAGAGCATGAGTTTGCAACAGCCCGAGACGTGACCATAGAGAACAATGATTCTCATCCTCTTCATTATATATGTCTGTAAGGCGAAGGGTGAACAATTCATTTTCCAATTCTTCAATCTGACGAGCTGCATCCATAATGCGGCTCGCTAACTCATCCGCTTTCTGTGATTTTTCTAAACGTGTCATAATGTTAATTTTTTAGTTTGTCAATAGGAACATAATTGATAAGGCGTACGGAATTTCCGAAGTTCAGCACGATGCAAAACAAGGATACCAGATTGTCATCATTCACTGTAGTAAACAGGAGGAAGAAGCTCAGGACAAAGTAAAGCACATAAAGACGGTGCTTCCTGTTCAGGTCGGAGAACCAGCGCAGCTGGCTGCCGAAGATTTCTATCAAATCATTTTTCATGACTCTCGTTTTTTTCAGTATCATCACCTACTTTAGAACCGCCACGCTCCAATGCTATCTTGCGGATGGAACGTGCCAACTTGCTATTCTTGCGGAACGCAAGGGAATGAGTCACCATTTCGGGTGTACACCCCAACAGAGTGGCGATTTTAGTCACCTCACCGTATTCTACGACTATTCTTGCTTTCATAATCTATATTATTTAAGTTCTTCTCATTGTCACCTCAAGCCTTTTTTGTAGCTTTGGGGCGGTGTTCAGATTCTGAACACGTTGCAAATATAGACAAGATTTCTCGTATATGAAAGAAAATAGGCAAGAAAAATCACTTATAAAGCAAAATATCCTGCTTTATTTAGCTAATAATGGAGTTAGTCCGTATGAATTTTATAAGATTTCAGGAGTTACAAGAGGAATATTACAGCAAAATAATGGCATAAGCGAAGATAACATAGCAAGATTTCTTGCTTACGCTAATGATGTAAATACCGAATGGCTACTTACTGGTAAGGGGGAAATGATAAAAACGAATCATTCTGCTTTACCCGAACATGCACATTCAGCCTATATTTCAGAGAATATAGATAACGGGAATGAGAGTAATAAGCCAAATGTTTATCCAGAAATAACAGATAAACTTTTGAATATAATATCTGAAAAGGATAGTACCATTCGAGAAATGGCAGAAGAGATAGGAATGCTCAAGCAAAAGATCGTGCAACTCGAAAGGGAAAAAGACAACTATGTTTCAGGTGTGAACGATTCACCAATTGCCGATGCCGGCTAA